GAGAAAAAGGAGACTGTAGAAAGAGGAACTGTTCTTTTATCGCCACCTTTAGTTTTAGATCTAAGGTCCCCACCCTTCGTGCCTTTTTTCACATATGTGGATTTGTACTCTACAGATTTACCATTGATAATTTTATATTCTTTATCAGTAACAACTCTTTTAGAAATACGAACCTTTTTGTCATCTAAATTTATATCGCCCCAAGTTAAGGCTCTCTGTTCACCTTGTCTTATTCCGGTGAACGCTGCAAAAGACATTGCGGTTTCCCAATAAAGATTTTTAGCACTATTAATAATCTTTAAGATTTCTTCAGAATGTATATCTTCTGGAGCAATTTCTTCCTTGCTTTTCTTTGTACCAGCAACAGCAATACATTTTTCTCTCAAAGGATTATCTAATCTGCAACCATATCCAACTGCTTCATCAAACATTAAAGTTACAGAATTATGTTTGTTCTGTGCAGTTTTAGTAGATGCTCCTTGGGAGATTGAAGGGATAATGTAATCTTTGTACATGACAGTATCAACTTCACGAACCAATATATTTTTAAATTTGTGAGAACCAACTTTAATATCGAGAACTGAAACAATATCCCTAAATTTATTCTTTAGGTTTTTATTTTTACCTTGTGCTGCGAATATTGGATCTTCAATACAATCCTTTTCAAACTTTTCCCAAAGATCAATTACTCGCCAATGACTAGCTGTAGAAAGTTTTTTATTAGATGTACGAATTAAATTATCAATAAATTCTTGAGCTTCCTGTTTTGTTTGAAACTCTGGCCTACCACCAGGGATAGATAAGTTTCTTTGATCAACTACCCATTTACCAGTAAGTCTACCTTTGCTTCTTAATGCTATTGGCTTTAAATCTGTTACTTCCATTTTATTCTCCTCCATAATATTTTGTGTCTTTATAAGACATATAATATTCTTTTGAAGAATAGTCAAGAACCTACCGCCAAATAGGTTTTACTGACAACTGGTCGTAGGTTCCACTAACAGTTGGTCGTAGGATCCATGATTCTTACTGACAAAGAATGTCAGTAAAATGTCAGTAAATTGAATTGAAGCCTTATTTTGTTTGGCTCCGGCGGTAGGGATCGAACCTGTGACCTTCAACATATATATCTTATTACACCTTATTTTACTGGATATAAACATATCAGAAAGGAAATAAAAGTAAATAAAAAGAATATATAGTGTCAGTAGAGTGTCAGTGTCAGTGATAAATATTTACTGACAGTTGGTCGTAGGTTCTTAAAAATATCGCAATGTCAGTGGATTGATAACCCAACATATACAAAACATAATACGCCTGTGTACGGCTAAATTTATGACTTTAGAAGACACATTGTCATAGCATCTTTAATGCAGCTTCCAAGGTTTCATTGTTGCGTCTAGTCCAACCTTTTCCAAAAGTATTAAAGGTTGATAGGCTTTCATAAAATGCCTGACGAACATTTTTATAGTTCTCAATTGTTGTAGCTAACCCATGATGTGTTATGTACTCATCAAGTGTTCTTAATGTGTTTGGACCTATCCCACCATCAGCCACAGTACCAATCATTTTTTGTAATTTCTTTATAGCTCTTCCGGGTCCACTGTTAACCGCCCAATCAAAAACAGCTAAATCTAATCCGGAAGGTAGTTGGTAGCATTTAGCTTTAAACCAATAATTCTTTTCATAAATAGGAGCTACATCTTCTTCAGTTAAATCTTTCATATTCTTTTTACCGCCCCACTCGTCATACACTCTTTTGGTCACACCAAGATTTGTTTCTCCACCAGGATCACGAGGATGATTTACATAGCCACCTTCGTGGTGCAATATTATTTCTAAACATTTTTCAAAATTACCTTCCATTATTTTTTACCTCCGAAAAATTTAGTTACTGACCGAATACCAAAAGATGCAGCTATCACTACACCAAAAGAATAAGTGTACCATGCTGGTGCTTGCTCTAATGCTTGGAAACCGGCGAATGCCATCTCTCTAGTAGTGTCGTTTATAAAACAAAGAAGGAATGGTATGGACAGGAGAATGGTAATCCATTCGTCTTTCCAGCTAGATTGTGTAGCTTTGATAGCTTCTATATCCCAATCGATCTCGCCAGTTAATTGTTTTTTTTGTATCTCTGCTTTTATCTTTTGTGTTTGTACCTTGCCATCCATCCAAGAGGTAGCAAGAGAACCAACCATTTTAATTGCTGTTAATATCATTTCTTTTCACCGTTCATCCAGATCCCAAAGCAACCTGTCAAAGCACCCATGCAAACTGAAACTAATCCAGCTGCTTGTGTGATGTTAGGGAAATCTGGTGGCAAAGACATATACCAATGAACAGCTTGGTAAGTTAAAACAGTAACAACAAGCATCATTAATCTTGGAAATATTTTATAATTATCAATAAATGTCTGTGCCATGTTTTACTCCAAATGTAGCCACCAAGGTTTCCACCAATGTGAAGCTTCCCAATAAGCTAATAAAATTAGCAAAATGATGATAAGTATTTGCATTTAAATTTGCTCTTGTTGTCTTTTTAGCCAGATAACAAATGCGATAAATCCAATAACAGTTAGCAACAGCATCAAAACAAAAAAACCTTCAATCAATTGCTGCTTGAGCTTTTGCCTAGCATAAATTTTTTCTGTTCTTTCTTTTCTAATGGTTGCTTCCATTTTCAGCAATTGATCCCAAGCCTTTGACCCATATTTAAATTTAATGAATTGTTGCAACTCATAGCGTTGTTCTTCTAATTGTTTCTTAGCTGTAAAACATTGAACGGCTGCTTGCTCAACACTGTCTCCACTCAAAAACTTCTTATAGAAGGGCGGATGTTTGCTATTTTTTATTCCCTCGTCAATGTCAGAACTAGCTTGCATCCATCTTGAAAGATCAGAACCCATTTGCTCTATATCCCTGCCCATAGCAAATGCTTTTTTCAAATTGTTAAAAGCAGCTGTTGCCGTTGAAACAACAGCCGTAACGGTAACAGGATCAAACATTTTTAGCTGCGAATAACTAGGGAAATTAATAGAAGAATTGTTGAACCAGCTGAACCGATTAAGATCATTTCTAGCCTTTTGATTGCTTTAGTAAGGGTGTCTAGCCGTTCATCAGTTAAGACTTTATGCATTTCAAAATCTGAACGCAATCGTCTTATGTCATCAATTTGCGTCATGGTTTAGTCGGCCAATCTTCATCTTTAAGATCAGGCCAGTTTGAATGTGTAGGTAAATCTCTCAAAGCTTGTCGGTAGGTTTTCCATGCAGCATCATTAGTTAAAACTACATCTCTACTTTGTGTCCAGTCTGTTTCTACAAGTAGCGCATTTCTTTGTGATCTATGAAAATTTGCTAAACTTTGTTCTTTTTCACCAGATGCTTTATTTGTTTCGTTCCATTCTTTAGCAATAGCTTCTTTTTCTGCTTGGGTTGTAGCTGAACCATCAGCTTTAGCTATATCTCCAACATCTTGCCATGTATAATCTGTTTTAAAAGCCATTACATTGCACTCCTAATTTGTTTTATTGTTCCAAACATATTGCCAGAGTTCATTTTAAATTTTATTCTAACGATCTCGTCAGTTGTTATGTTGCGGTGCATGGTAAATCCTCTGTTTCCGTCTAGTCCGTTCATATAATCAAAAAAACCAGTACCATTTCTTTGAAGTGTATAACCATATCCACTATCTGATCTTTGATTAGTTTGATGCCAATTTAAAATACCAGTACAAGGCGTACCCATATTCCCAACAGTAGTATCAGCATTTTTAAGAACACCGTCTAATGTAAGATGTGGTGTAGTATTTGATCCACTTCCATTAGAAGTGCTAGTTATACCTCCTGAACTTGGAAATTTAAATTGAGTATAATAAGTATTAAAGGTTGAATAATCTGGTGATCCACTTACTAATTTTGCATATCGCACTTTAAATATTTCATTATGCGTTGCTGCTTGAACACTTATTAAAAATTGATAAAAATAATCATTTTCTACAGTAAATTCCATTTCTGAAACTGATGCATTTTCTGCTGCATCTGTGGTTGCTACTACTTCCCAAGCACCACCACCAGCATCAGCCCAACTTACAGCTCCAGACGCACCACCACTAGTAAGAACTTGTCCAGATGTTCCATAGTTAGCACCAGCTATTCCTATTTGACCAGACGTTCCTAGTCTAATGCGTTCTGTACCAGTATCTGTTGGATCATTAGCAGTTGCGCCAGTTTTAAAAACAAAACCACCAGTATCAGCACCAAAGTTTAAACCATTAGCATCACAAGCCAAACCAGCACTAGCTACACCAGTAGATGTAAGCATCATTGTTGCATTTGTGCTACCATCAGCACCTTCAAGTGTTATACCAGCAGTTGGGTTATTCGTGCCAACACCCAAGTTTCCTGTGCTAGAAAATCTAGCAACCTCAACCATATCTCCACCAGATTGCCTTGCAGCAAAACCTATTGCAGTTGCTTTTGAACTTTCTCTTATAGCACCAATTCTTGCAGCATTCACAGAAAGATTATCAGATGTTTCTCCAGCCATCATAAATAAACCAGCAAAACTATTTGTAGTATTATTTCCTACATTAGATACTGAAATTTCAGAAGGCATTGAAGAATAATTATTTCCATCTGCATTAATATCATCCCATAAATTAGTAGCTGTTATTTCACTAGTATATACTTGAAAAGCACCTTCATTTGTAGCACTAGCAAAACTTGGAAGTGAAACAGCATCTGAATTTAAAATTACATCTCCAGAAAAAGTACCACCAGATGAAGCAATAGCACCTATGTCTGATAATACCTCAGATGTTGATCTGCTTTCTAATCCATTGCTTGTAAAGCGAGCATATTCATCATCAGCTACAGAAGAGCTATCAATTTTTACTGCATTCGTATTTGATATGCCAAAAGTTAAACTAGCTTGTCCACCAATATCTGAAAGAACTTCACTAGCTGAACGACCTTCTATGCTTGTACCATCAATTCTAAGAAAATCATTATCTGCTGCACCACTTGTAAAAACAGGTACGTTTCCAGATGATATGCCTGTTGTTACTGGTGTAATTCCTTGCCAAGAAGAACCATTATAATACTTTAATGCATTAGAAGTACTATTATAAAATAAATCTCCTTCATCTAAACTAGAACTAGGATCAGAAGAACCTACTCTATATCTTTCAGCAAAACTATTTACTCCAGTAATGTTACTAGCAACTGTTGTTATATTAGAATTAGCACCAGCTACTGTTGTAACATTTGCACTTATACCAGCTACTGTCGTTACATTACTTGAGATGCTAGCTACTGTTGTAACATTACTACTTACACCAGCAACGGTAGTTACGTTTGCTTTTATGGCTTCAATTGCATTTAAGTCAGAAACAAAATCACTTGTAGCTAATTGATTTAGGTCACTCACTATATCTGTAGTAGCTAATGTATTAAGATCACTAACTATATCTGCTGTTGCAAGTGTATTTAAATCACTCACAATATCACTAGTAGCCAACGTATTTAAATCGCTAACTATATCAGATGTTGCTAATGTATTTACATCACTTACAAAATCAGCAGTTACCAAACTCATGTCTGTAATAAAATCACTTGTGACTAATCCCATTTTTGTAACGAATGTGCTGTCAATGAGTGCCATATCAGCTGCAAAGTCGGAAGTAATTAAACTTGCTTTACCAGCAACGGTTGTAACATTGGATGATATTCCAGCCACGCTAGTAATATCGGATGATATAGAAGCACAGGTGGTCACATTTCCAGAAATTCCACTAACAACAGTAAGCGTATTGGTAGCTGATGTGCCGTCTTGAATATCGGCTAATAATGCAATGTCAGTAGTTACAGCTGCTAATGTTGTTACATCATCAGAAGTCGCACTTGGCTCTATAACGCCTGTCGTACTATTAAATTGTAAATACTTTCCTTTTCTTGTGGCAACATCATCTGACAATTGGAAGAAAGAATTATTAATTTGTGCGCCGTCTTTATCTAATAAATTAGTACGGCTTAAACGAAATGATCTGTCTACCTCTTCCTGTAAAGCTTGCACTTGCATAGTAAGCTTATCTAGACTTGTTTCAATTAATTCTGCATTGAAGGGGTCGTTATTAACTAAATTTAAATCTTGGTCTTGTACTGGTGTTCTTCTTAAAATAACCTTTTCACCGTTTGCCGGTCTGAAATCTGTAGCTGAATAATGAGCATCATTAGTGTTTCCAGTATTAAATTTAAAAAGTACATTTCCACCACTATCCTGGTTAACCGTTGGAATAATATAATGTGAATTAAGGGTTTTTTCTGTTTCTGTTCCTGTTGTGGATCGAACAATAACCTTTAGATCAGTAGCTTCTATAATTTTGAAATTAAAAGTAAAGTTATGGTCTGTACCATTGGCATTAAGAATAACTGTACTGGTTGTTGTTGAAAGTGTCATTGTGCCTTTAACCTTTCTTTAGCTTCATATACTTGTCTAAGATTTTCATAACCGGGTAGTTCTAATAGTTCCTTGACGGCTTCATCATAAAACTGATCTTCTAGTTGTTTTATAATTGTTATTTGATCTTTGGTGGTAACATCTGAACGATGATACATATACGCTCCAAATTTCTTACCAATTTTTGTATTATTTATTAATCCCTCTAATGCTTCATTAAAAGTATATCCTTTTACTAAAACGCCATCATTTTGACTTTTGGCTAATCGGTTATAATCATAAATTTCACCATCCGACAGACGCATACCATTTAATCTTTTTCTTACTGATAATGGATAATTTTTATCCCCGGAAACCATAGTTAATCGAAGCATTTCTTTATCGACAGCATCAAGTTCATTGCTTTGCTTATACTTCATCCCGGTAAGAAAATTCCATGTAGCTGCGCTTGGGTTTTGAGAAAAAGAAGGTGTTTCGTATCTTGTTTCGTATTCACCTTTGTCATTAAGAACCTGATAGGTTCCTATAATTTCTCCACGACCATCAACAGTAGGTACTAAATTATCTTTATCCTTCAAAGGTGATCTCTTGGCAATTAAGCTTTTTGCCCAATTACTGTAATCAACATACGCATCACTAAATGAATCTGTAGGCATCCCAAGCATATGATAATTTTTAGATCCATCTAATAATATAAACTTTTCTAAATCTTCTTCAGTTATACGCTTAAAATCTTTTCTTGGCTTTAATCTTACAGGATCAACATTCGCATCTAAATTACCAATAAAAGACGAATAGAAAAAAGGTGCATTTTCTAATACACTTGTACCAACTGTATCACCTATGAAATCTGTTATATTTCTATATATAGTTCCAGCTTCTTCTTTTTGCTGCAAAGACCTAAAAGACTGTAAAATATTTGCAACGCCTTGCAAGGTTGGAAGCTCTTCATAATATTGCAAAGTTGATAAAGTAGCCCCTAACCCAATTTTAAAGGATAACTCCGCACCTTCTGGTGTTTTTGGAAGGGCAGCAATCATTTCTGCTGAATGCCCATAAATAGACAGAATAGAAGCCATTGGTCCAAACCCAGCTATACTTGTATAATTTAATGGACCATTAGGAATACCATAGCTATCAAATAAAGGTAGAAATTCACCGGTTGTTTCATTTTTGGGAAACCCTTCACCTCTTGTAACAATGCTATAAGGCTGTTTGCCAGCTGCATAAAAGGCTTCTCTTTGGTTTTTGTCTTTAGGAGCTGGACCTATAAACCGTCCACTCTGAACCATTTGGTAGGCCGTAAACGCCACTCCTGATCCAAATGCCCATTTACCCATTGCATTTTGATGAGCCGCTGGACCATTTTGACCAGTTATATTTTTAAACGTCTTAGGACGTAGCATTGAAACAATAGGTACAAAATCTACCGTATTTAAAATATCATTGGTAGGCGCTGTAGAAAAAGCAATGATAAACCTTCCAACAAGTGTGTTTTGGAATTGTCCTATGGCTTTACCAACTATGTTATCTTTTCCTATTGGACTTGTTAATGTGTCGTATGCTGCTTTTTCCTGTAATGCAGCGTCTACGCTTTTAGGGTCCATATAAACCATTAAACCCTGATCAAAAGCATCTTGAAAATCTTCTTTTGTTAAATCACCCTTTTCCATTCTTTTTTGTCTAAGGATTTGATTGTATCGCCTATGTGCCTGTACTCCTAGTTCACCTCTTGCAGATAAAGATTTAAAAAATTCATCACCAGCTAATAAAAACCTAAATGGAATACTAAAGGCTTTTGATACAAAATCGGCTGATTGACCAATAATTCCTGTTTTTGCTGATGTTTGGCTTAATGATAAGTCAAGGTCTAGCTTAGAAGCTCTAGCTGGCATATTGGTTTTAAAGGCTACCATTGCTGCCCTTAATGCGTCATCAATTGAACCCATCCATGCCGTTGCACGATAAACAGCGTCCATTGTCGATGCATTATCCATTGATTGTGCAAATTTAGCATTAGGAAACGCCGCCCTTAATACATCACCATATATCCCAGCAATAAATTCTGCTGGTAGCTGACCAACCATGAATAATGTATTACCTACCAAATTTTTAAATTGTGTGCCTGGTGAAGATAAAATAGATGCCATAAATGCCTGATGAACTTGCTGTTTAGTTTTGGCATACCAGGAACCTTCAGAAAATGTATTAACAGCTTTTAATACGTCAGATGCATTACCGCCATCCTCTGCTTGTTTTCTTGCCATTAATAATTTACTAGCAAGCTCTTCAGATACACCTGATCTTAAATCTTCCGCTAAAACTGCTTTTGAAGCTTCCCCGGCTGCATAAGCATCAAATTCACCACCAACCTTAATATTAAAAGATTGTAACGCTCTAGCCACTTCAGTTTGTGCGCCTTTTAATTGCGCTTGTAATGCAGAGTGAATAGCAAGCTGTCTACGAAAATTAAGTTTATCAATATCATTAGCCTTACCACTATCAATAAGCTTGGCCATTTCAGTTAATTTTTTAGCACTAGAAACTAATAATTGTCTTCCAGCTAATAACTGTTCGGCCCCTAAGGGTTCTCCTAATTTTCTTTTAAGAATAGATCTTGTTAAATTAATTTCGTCTTTTAGTTTGTTTATAGCTGCATTTCTTGTTTCATCGTTAGTAACTACCCCTCTTGTAAACTTAGAGGTTTCATTTTTCATTAATTCAGAAACAGCACCAATTGTATTTTTTAAATCTTCCGGACTATCAATACGATCAAAGTTAAAGTCATCTAGGTTTTTAACATCGTTTTTAATATAAGATAACAACTGTGCTGTTTTATTAGCACCAGCCGTACCCATTTCAGTGGTAAAACCCTGCTTGTCTGCCGTTACACCTTTTTGACCGGTTTGTATAATCTCTTTAGCTTCAGCATCAAAAGTTCCTTCATCTAAAATATCTAATGCTTTTGCAGTAATATTCTCTTCATCAGAAGGGAAAGCTCTAAAGTTCCTAGCTTCAAATTGATCAAAACCTTCCTGACTTAAAATCCCTTTATCTCTAAGTTTCGTAGCAACTTCTTTTTGAGTCTGGTTATAATCAAAATTACCCACATTATCGATAATATTATATTCTTGTGATGTAGGTACTTTACTAGGCTGACCAGACATAACCCCACCAGCTGTTAATTGATCACTTTCAATTGGCGTAATGTCTTTATTAGGTTTTGCTACAGGTGGCTCTTTTAATAATAATTTTAGAAATGGTTTAAATCCAGCACCAGCCAATAGCATTGGATCTTCGGCAAACTCCTCTGGTGGTCCAGCTGCGTCCATGCTTTGGGTAATCGTATTCGTTTCCGCAATTTTTTGCGGATCAATCGTAGGATCTACTGCCATGATTTTTCCATAAAAAAAGGCCACCAAAGTGACCTTATCGTTAAGTAATAATTAAATTACTGTATTGTCATGTTTTCTGTGTTTTCTGCAATTTCTCTGTATTGACTATTGATGGTTTCGTTTTTGGTCCATCCATACCTTGTTGAGAAGTCATCATCGACTTCATCGATTCTTGTTTGGATTTTCTGGATGAGATCGTAAACCTTCCTGTAAACATCGGATCGTCCTTCTCCACCCAACTCCTTGATGTAATCTTCACCATTTTTGCTCACACTCCAATCATTGCCTACATAACCATTTTGGCTATTGAAATATTTAACGTCAGCTTTTTCAATATTCTTAATATCTACTTTATCTATAGCATTTTCTACCAGAGATATAAAGCTTTTATTATCAAATTCAAGATAATCAAAATTTAAGATTCTTATTCCTTCTGGTGAAGATATTGGATTATATTCACCATGACCCGATAACTCTTTTAGAATTACAGCAAAATTATCAATTTCTTCTTCTGTAAATTCTCTACCTATTCTTAACTCAATACCATTTGCATCTTTTTTAGCTGGATTAAAAAACGGTCTATGCCAGCCTACACCGTCTTGCTTCATAAGAATACCACGAGCAATAGAATATGCATTTATTAATTCTACAGCTGCCGGCTCAATCTCTCCATATTTTGGACCTTTATACATCTTAGGCACTACAACTTCAGTTTGTGTGCCTGGACTTACCTTACCTTCAAAATATCCCGGTGCTTCAAAATCACCAGGCGATAATAACCCAAGTTCTTTTGCAAGAATATCGTTACCGTCATCATCAAGAAAAGCTTTTGAAATAGCAACATGATATTCAGTTTGTTGCTCATATGGAGCATTAAACATTTCTGGAAAATGATTAGATGTTCGACCAGGAATGCTTTCCCAGCTTATTTGTCCTAGATTTCCTTTAAGTGCATCAGCATAATTAAATCCAGCTTTTGCAAATTCTGCTTCAGTAGGTTTATATTTGTCAGCTTGTCTTAGCCATGTTTCCATATGTTTTTGTGGATTAAGAATAACTCTTTGTCCATTTTCATATTTCATATAACCTTTTTTAGTTGATATTTTTTCTGCCT